CGTCCTACGACCTCTTCAAACGAAACTCCTGTTCTTACTGCAACAAAGTTAAGTTGTATGAAGTTAATTGATCTTGCAGGTTTAATGTAAATATCTCCTACAAATTCGTTACGGTCAATTACTTCGCCAGTATTATTTGATTCATCACAAACAACTCTAAAGTCTGTAATACCACGGCGACCTTGGACATCTCTCAAGAAAGGTTCTACAAGAGCAACAAACTGTGATCTTGTAAACTGATCATTAAACTCAAAGAGTGAGAATCTTGCAGCTCTTGAGATTGCCTTTTCTAGTACGATAAACAATCTACGAACATTGATTCTATCAAATGCGGAAGGCTTTGATTGCATTGTTTTATCTCCAAATAATACTGTGCCTTCGCCTTGGAATGCAACAACTGGGTTAATACCATCGACATATAAATCATCTCTATTTGTCTTTGTTGGGTTCCAAGAGAGTTTAATTACATTCTTTATAATACCACGATTAAGACCACCTGGTGAGAACCAAGCATCTCTTTCAAGGTCTGTTCTCACACATAGACCAGCTACATCACCATTAAGTGGTACATATCTGTATACGTCATTATATTTGTCATATTGATATTTGTAACCTGAATCTAAGAAAGCAAATGATGTTGAAGTGAGTAAGTTTCTGTATGTCTTAATAGCAGTTGTCTCACTACCAGCATTGTTTACAACATCAACTCTTTTTGGTGATAAGAAAGCTACACAATCTTTTCTTGTAATTGCAATATTATCAATTACATGAGTAGCAACTGTTTGATCTCCAGGACCAGTCATTATAAGTGAAATATCAACTGAATCTGCATCAGCGAACTTATCAAATGCGGTAACTACATTTGCAGTAGCTATGGTACCATCAGAACCACCTGAGAATGAGGTTGAGTATGGTGTGTCTATATTTGTATATGTTGCTGTATTGGCTGCATCTCCCCAGTTTACAGCACCTGGTTGATGACCTGTCCACCAAATCTTAGAAGAACCTCTGTTAATTAATTCTTTATAAAAGTTTGTGCTTCCCTCTCCGGTAATTGCATCACTTGCCTTTGAAACAAAAGCATACTTTTCTAATACAGTATTAGCTGCATCTGAAAAATTAGCATCTTCGTCAACTACAATAACGTGCATTTCATCTCCAGAGCCGCCTCTTGTAGAAACATAGCTTGAAGTTCCTGGAGCAATTTTGAAATCATCGTGATATTGCCATTTACGAAGCAGTGGGTCACCAGCAGATATATTTGCTGAAAAGGCTGTAGCAACTGTAATAGTGTTAGCATTTACAGAAACAACATCGACATAAGATGAGCCACCATCTACTGATACTTTATCCCTAACTACAATATAATTATTTACATCAGGACCACCATCTTTATCGACATTAATAACTGTAGTGCTATCAACTAGATAATTAAGTGCATTAGCTGTAATACCATGTAAAGACGATAAGTTAGATGAAAATGCGTTTGCACTTGGGCAAATAGAAGTTCTTAACGAATTACCTCTTACACCTGGATATTTTGCAACAAACGGTCCGTTTGAAGTATTTGCGGTGCCATGGTTGTTTTCGTAATCTTCTTCATTTTCAATAAGTATGGCGCCACCCGAATTAGCAGAAGCATTTAATGAACCCGTTGCATAATCTGTGCTTGATGCTCTTACAAGTTTTAAATTATTTCCGTATGCTAAGAAGTTTGCAGCTGTGAACCAATATTCAAAGTTGGTAGAATCTGGATAACCAAATTTATCAACTAACTCTACTTCGTTACCTATTGTAACGACTTCATTAGATGGTCCCCATGCAAATATTCCAGCGTGAGCCCCTATTGAAGTGGCAACGGAAGGAACAATTGTAGTGAGATCAATCTCAGATACATTTACTCCTGGTGATAACTGAAATGCCATGGATTTCTCCTTTTTATTAGACTAGACGATTGTTTATTCTCATTTACTGTCTATTTAGTGTTTTCAAAATCTCGTATTTATATTTCCACTTTGACTCCAGATATCATCACCATCGATTGTTACCTCTTCTTGTAATCCATCATCAATAATACCTACTGGAGCTAGACTTTCTTCTATGAGAAGTGTTTGTTCTTTCAATAAAATCGACCTTACATCTACATCCGTTGAATCTTTAAAGTATGCTTGTGCTGTTAACCAACCAAATAATACAAGTCCCATGGCTAAATCATCATTATTACCCTCTTCAGCTGCATAAGAATCTTTTACACGAACAAAAGAGTTCAATTCATTGATTGTATCAAAGTCAACAATGATTAACTTATCTGATTCAACAAGTGTTTTTAAGTTTGCACAGCCAATTTTCTTTACGGATTTTGTAGTCTTGATACCAAATGAGGCATTTCTTTTGAATCCACCTGATATTGTTTGGCCTTTTATGTGATGTTGATCTATTTTGTAAATATTTTCATACTCTAGGTCATAATGTAATATGTCAACAACTTGTTGACCAATGTTGTTTGTTTCAATTAGTATATAAGCTGCGTTGTATTTCATACCCATTGAGTAAATAATATTTGGAAAGAATAACAAAGGCAAGTCATTTGCCCTATACTTTGCAACTTGTTTATATGGTGTTTTTGTTACATCTATGATATTGATTGCAGAATAGTCCGCACCAACACCCTCTGAACAGTCAACTGTGGCTATGTAGATATGACCTTCTTTTGGTTCTTCATACATATCTAACTTATCAATTGAACTGATAGGGTTAAAAAATGCAAGCGAACGTAACTTTGCACCAGATATAAGTGTAGCTGCTGAACCTATAAATTCAGTTTCAAACTCTTGTCTAAATTGCTCTTCAGATGTATTTCGTATTGTTTCTTTCTTCCAATCCTCATCACGACCCGGTACCATAGACCAATGAACTTCAAATGGCACATAAGATGACCGTTTTTCCATTGCATCAACCCACATCTTATAGAATAGATTGAGGCCATTTGGTGTAGAAACAATGATTACTTTTGTTGTTTTACCCGATGATATCACGGGGTACGTAGCAGTAAAAAACTCTTGTGCCATATTATGAGGCACGAAAGCAAACTCATCAAGAAAGATTAGATTGTATGTACCACCTCGCACACCAGAGTTTGATGTTGCGTATGCGTATATCTTAGAACCATTTTCAAGTTCTATATTACCCTTGTTCCAAGTAATGATACCTTGTTGGAGCCACAATGGTAAATATTCATATGCTCTTTGTAAACGACCAAGTATTTCTCTTGCAAGTTGACCTTTGTTTGCGAGAATACCAACTGTGTAATCTGGGTTGAATAAAACAGCCCATAACATATAACCTACAGTTGTCGTTGTCTTACCAACTTGTCGTGGCATTTTACATATTGAAAAACGATTCTTATGAAAACCATCAACCATCTCTTCTTGAAATGGCCACATATCAAAGTCAACAATACCTAAGTCTACATTAACAATCTTTACATATTTTTTAATAAAGTATATTGGGTCTTCTGAACACTTGAGTATCTCTTTAGCCTCATCTTCAGAGAACGAGATTTCAACACCAACTCTTTTGAGTTTTTCGTTACCAAGATATCCTTCAGTTGACATCTTTCTTGCCTTTTAACATCTTTACAAGATCGTTTGTAGAACCTACGAATACAGCCTTATCAACATTGATTTCATTTTGAGCTTTCTTAGGTTCTAAATCTTGTTTTCTCTTTTGTATCTCAAGTAAATCTTTGTTAAGTTCACCTAAGTTTTTAAGAGTTTGTGCTACAACTTCAAAGGCTCTAGGGTGTTCTGATTCTTTGGCGACACGCAAAAGACTATCAAGTGCATTACCGCCTTTGTCTATAAGTCCACGAATATTTTCACGAGCAAATTGTGCATCATTTTCAACCTGTTTTTCAGGTTCTACTGGTTCTAATTCGGTAGAAGTTACATCTATAGGTTCAATGTTTAATAGTTTAGATAGTTTCTCATTTTTCATAACAATGTATCTGGATATTCGGTTATAGTTTCTGAAAAACCAAACTCATCATCTACATTAGCGGTTGATGGATCTGGTGTTATTACAATTGTAGCAGCTTTTAATGGATCACTTTCTACTGTAGAAATTGTAAATGTTGCATTTGATGTATCACCAGTTACAATATCACCAACTTCTAATAGTTTATTTAGACCCGAGGCAATAAAGATACCTGTATTTGTATTACTAAACTGTTTTACATTTCCAATGACATCTCTTGCTATAACACGAAATGTTTCATCTTCTAATAATACACCACTACCGTTTGCAAAATCTACTGTGGTTCTTTGTGCTGTTTTTCTTTGTGTATCAATATAAATGTTTGTATTTGATTGACGAATATATTTACCAGATTTAACTGGTGGCCAAATATAACTCTTTGCAGTAAATGTTAAATCCCACATAATCATTCTTGTGGTCATCATATCACCTTCATAATCAACTGTAGAATTAACAGAGTTGAGAACAATAGGCATATCATATTTCTGATTCATTTCAGGTATGAAGTTTACCGTTACTGTAAAATCTGGTGTGAAAAACGGTAATATTTGCTCCAATATTTGTGTACCATCTTCTGTATTTCTTACATATATTGATAAATTAAATTCAAAGTTGTATGGTATTGGCCTGTATTGTGTTTTTACAGCAGTAGATGTATTAGCTGCAAAATTTTGTGTAAGTGTGTTCAACTTTCTGCCTGTATCATATGACATACTTACCATTTCAAATGATATACGAGGCACTACAGTTGCAATTGACTTTGTTAAATTAGGGTCTGATGTGATTCTCGTGAGATACTTTTCTTTTGCACCATAAGATAATGGCACTTTAAATAATTCTCTCTTTGTTGTACCATCAGCATTATATCTTTGTAAAATTATATCATTAAAAACTGTGCCAAAAGCAACAACAATTTTTCGTATTGTTCTATTATAAAATTGTGCGTTACCTAACATTATGCCTCACCAAATGGATTTGTTTCACTAAAGTCTAATATACCATCACTACCAGCTTCTATTCTAGTATTATCGT